ATAAAGACTAATTTATCCCCGAGAAAAATGAGTCTTTATTCGGTGATATGTCTGCACCCGTGTTTGTAGAGTATTCAGGAAAGCTTGTTAAATTATTTGTAATGTAACTAATAAGTCTTTCAGTAAAATATTCAGCTGTATTTCTAACCTCCTCACGCAAAAGTGATGCTTCACTTTCACTTAAAGCCGTTCCATTTTCTGAGGTCTTAGAATAAATATTGGAATTTTGAACTTTAAATCTTAGCCACGGAATACATTCAAAAAATGCCCATTGCACCAACATATCTCCAATGTACTCATCTACTAAAGTCTTATATGCTCCTGCTAAAGTTCCTGCTGTTATTTCAGCTTCTAATTTTTGGTACAAATCTGTGCCAAGTTTATCCTCACAATGAATTTTCTGTGCAACTCTTACATAAGGGAGTATGAAATTGACATCAACATTTCCATTAATTGCTGTGCTATCCTTTAATTTATCTTCACTTATGAATAATACATACGCCATAATTATCTCTTTTTAATAAATCCGTTATTCTTCATTCTTTTAGGTGCTATTGCAACCCTTTTATCGTTCTTCTTAGCAGTAAAGCCTTCTGACCTAGCTTTAGTGTAACCTATAAGCTCTGCGTCATCTATTTTAGTAGTCTTACTTTCACCTATTACAGTTCTGTAGATTTGCCTTAACCAAAAGTGATGACAGTTACCACCTCCTTTAAAGAGAAAAATATCGTATGTATTAGCTCCACCTCTACCCCAACCTTTGTTTACTTCCATACTTGACATTCTTTCAATATCTTCTTTACGATAAAGTTTCTTAGCTCCCATCATTTGTCTGCAAAAATCTCTTTTACTTCCTGACTTTCTAGTCAAGAAATTATCCTCAGCGTAAACATATCTTACTCTGTAATAGTCGTAAGTCTTTTTACTAATACCATCTTGTTCTGATTTTCTGCTTGGTAAAGCTCTGCCTGTACTAGCTAATTCAATCTTTTCATCAGCTATATTATTAAGTTCTAATTCAAAATCAAAATCAGCGTGTTCTCCATCAACTACTTCCTCATCTACTAATTCCCAATCTTCAGGTATATCTTCTACTGTATCTAAGAAATTGTCTAATTCAGTCATTTTAGACATCTTAGTAAAGTCTTGTTCTTCTTCTTTTAACTCAGGCAATCCCATTTCTTTACGGATTTCGTCTGTAGTCATCACCTCTTTCATATCTTCAACACTAAACATAGTTGTAATTGGTTTGCTCTGTACAAACTCTAAAGGTAAATTAATACCATTTACTGTTAAGATTTTATTTAAAGTCTTTAAGATATTTGATTGGAATACTTTTATGACAGTGTTTAGATATATTTCGAAGGCACTATTCAATTCTTCTGCATTTGATCCAAAGCCATTTTCTGAGTTAATTCCGACAAGCATAGGACTTGTACATCTGTGTCCTGTTAAAATATTCTGCATTAAAAGCTCTTGTAAAGCAATATATTGTTTCGAAGCGTCAGACATAGCGATAGGAGTTATCTCAGGAGTGTTTTCTTTACTATCTGAGAATGTCAATACAAATTTACCACTTGCTCTTGCTCCTGTAAATTTTTCTTCTATACTTCTTTCTATTTGTGTTCTTTCCTCACGAGTTGGTACACCATTCGCAAAGTTGATGAAATAAGAACCACTAAATCCGTTCTGTATGTTGTTTAAATGGAACTCAGCAACTCTTTGGTCTACTAAAGCCCAATTCATACAGTTGTAGTCAGGAGTGTGATATATGTCCATATTAGGACTGTAAGAGCCTGTATATAATAATTGACTAGGAGTGCTTCTATCGTTTACATTAAACGCTGCTACAGGCTGTGGTTCGTTTTCTCTTATGTTTGCCCAATCAGCACTTACAAAATAAGTGTCTATTTTTCCTAATTCGTTTGGTCTACCTGCTCTAACTCGTTCTACAGGAATATGGTGTATCTCTGAAATTGTCTGTCTATCTTGCGACCATATAATGTTAAGAGCATATCCTCCCTGAAGTTTAAAGTCAAAAGCTACTTTCTTAACTACCTCGTGTAAACTTTCATTTCCATTTGCGTTTGCTAGAAACTTTTTAAGACCTACATACGCTTCTAAATTATCATCTTCTACACAAACAATATCCGTTCCTGAGATCATATCACTTGTCGCGTTTATAATAGCAGCGTGTGTAGAGGAATTGTAGTATAAGTCTATAAGGAACTGTGGATAAAGATTTTTCCATTCATCTGTTCCGTATTCTATATAGTCACGACCTCTAACCTCTTGAATTACAGGTGAAATTGATGACGCTAAATTTATTGCTAAAATATTTTCCATATTATAAAGTTGCTAGTCTATTGTTTACATTATTTGTTAAATCAGAACTTGTGCTGCTAAATATTAGTACTTCAGTAATATCACCAACAAAATAGTCAGAAGTAGTCCTAGAGCCGATAGTGTCTATAAGAGAACTACCTCCTTTAGTAGCTGTCGCTGCTTGTTCTACTCCATTAAACCATAATTTAAGATTGTTACTATTTCTAGTCAATACAATATAATCATCACCAAAAGTATTCCCACCATCTAGTGCTAAATCTACTTGACCTGAACCTGTTTTAAATCTTAAAGTAGTACTGTTTGTATATTTGATTAATTGATTTACAGCGTCATTATCACCTAAAATAGTGTTAGCATAAGTTGTATCATTTAACTTCAGGCCTACTGTAAAATCTCCTGTTAATTCAATTTGGCTAGTTGTTACTAATAAGTCATCACCATCAAATGTAATAGTGTTACTTGCATAAGTAGGTTTATTTGCAGTTACAGACTGTGCCATATCGTGGCCTGATATTTGGTCTGCCCAATTGCTTACAGCACCTCCTGATTCAGTAATACCTGTATCTTTTTTATACCAAGCAACAGCACTCCCTTCATCAGATGGTGTCCAACCACCCATAGGTTTATTAGAACCTCCTATACTCATTCCTAATTTAAGTGCTAACATCTCTTACTCTTTATAACCAATACCAACACCACTCGTTAAAGTGATGGCTGTAATATTCATAAACAAAACAGTCCCTGCACTTAGTGTCGTTTGTAAAGCCGCTTCACCTGTTGCGTCTGCTACTGTTATTGAAGCTACTACACTTTCAACAGGGAAGTGAATACAATACCAATCTTTACTTGTTTGTGCTGCTGTTGTAAATATTTCTGTGCCACCATTTTTACCTAGTTGCTCAGTTAATAATTGTTGTACATTTTCTATTGCCATTTTTTATTTTTTTATTGTCCGTAATATATATAATTCGTTCCACTAGGTTCTTCCCTTTGCGTGTATTTAACTTGTTCTAATCCTGATTGTTCTGTTACAAATAATTTACCTATTTCAACTACTCCTTTTACTGTACCATAAACACCCTCTTGGTCAGTTGCAGGAGTGCTTTCAGTTGCAGGAGCTTTTGTTGCATTTACTACTGCTGTTCCATTATAACTAACTTCGTAAACTTCGTATTTCCAATAACCATTAGGAATAAAATCTATTGTACCTGCAAATGTATCTTCAGTAGTGTTATGTTGTAGTGTGATGTTTGTGTATCTATCTTTTATAGTTTCAGTACGCCCATAAGCATATTTAACACCTCCGTCCATATCATTTGTAAACTTAAATAAGTGCCTTATTTGAGTTCTAGGAACAGATGTATCTATTCTAACATCTTCTGTTGTTACATTAAATGAGTATGCTGTAGCGTAAGTTAATTGTATCATTCTAATATATAATAGAAATTGTTTGTATTTATTTGTATTCAGTTAGTATTAAAAAGAAAAAGGTGAGCAAAAGCCCACCCCAATCAAGAAAATATGATAAAGAATACTAAGAAGTAACTATAGCTCCCATTGTAAATGCTGTGTTGTCAAATGGTGTTGTAGTGTAATCAGCAACTAAACTCATTGGCTCTTGCTCCATTCCGTCAAGCGTCCATTCGTAACCATTCCTGTCTGCCCAAGCTGCTCCTGAAGCGTTTGTACCTGCGTTCAAGTGCATACCATTTTTAACACCTAAAGCAAGAATAACATTGTTCCCACTTGCTAATCTTTGATTTAATTCTGCAAAAACGACAAGTTTAGTTTGACCTAATGCTTTTAATTCGTTTTGATCCTCTTTTGTTAATTTGTTTAATTGAATAGTAACAGAAGGAGTGTAATAAATTATTCCTGCAGCTGTATCGCCATTTATTGTTTCCGTAACACTTGCAGTTCCTTTTGGTAAAGAATATCTGTAAAGTCTCTTATCTGCCATTTCAATATCTGTTACTTCTCCTGAAGCTACTACTATTCCTGTTCCATCTGTAGGTGAATCAAATTCATCATAAACACCAAAATAAACATTCTTAACACCTCCTAAACTACGAGAGCAGTCAAGTCCTCTCCCTTTTGTAATTACTGTACACGCCATTTTTTATTTTTTTAAAAGGTTAAGGGAATGGTTTTTACACCACTCCCGTTTATTTGTTTTATTATGATTGGTGAACTATATCAGCTCCGATACCTAACTGAACACCTCCTGAGTAACGAGCAACTAATCTCATATTGTCGCTTCCGTCAAGAGCAGCCATATCCATCAAAGAAATTCTAGTTTGGTCACCTAAAAGGTCAGTTCCAAAGAATAAATTAGATTTTTCTGCTGCTACTAATTGGTCGTTTGGCATTCCGTTACAAACAGCGATTTTGTACCCTTCAAATACAGGTGCATAATCTCCATTCATATTGTAAGCGTTTACATACCCTAAAGTAGATACTGCTGATACATATAAAGCGTAAGTCTTTGGACTCATATAGATATGTAAGTCATCTTTTCTCAATACTGCTGAGATGTTAGCAGCCATATCAGCTGTTAAAGTTTGTAAGTTAGCAATAATATTAGAAGCGTCATAAGCTGCTGAAGCAGTTGAACTGTTTACTGTACCATCTACTGCAAATGCTCCTGTAGTAGCTGTTAAGAAACCTTCAAATTCTCCTGTTGTTGCTCCTGTTCCTGACCATACTGAAGCTTCAACTCCATTAGCGATAATTTCTCCCATATAAG